TTATGATGTGGCGCTAAATTTCAATCTTTCAAAGCACGCTGCCATCTGGCCATCCAATCCATGCAAATATCGCTGTGTAATCACCGCGTTGGAATGACCGAGCATTTCCTGCGATTCCATTAGCGTCGCACCGTTGCGTTGAATGTCTGTTGCGAACGAATGTCTGAGCGAGTGTGGGTGAAAGTTGCGAAAACCCGCCAAGTAAAACGGCTGCCGCATTAAATGGCGCAGCTCCTCGACACTGAGGAGCGTGCCGTTCGGCTTCTGCCATAAATAATCGTCAATACGCCGGCTAACGATCCACTGTGTTAGTCGTTCGCGTGCTTCTCGGCTCATATGCACCTCCCGCCGTCTGCCACCCTTGCCAGTAAATACAATCATTCTGTCGGTGATATTTAATAGCCGCAGATTCCTCAGCTCAGTGATACGTAAGCCGCAGTCGAACGACAGTTTCACCAACAGCCACTGAATCTGATTGCAATATCCCAGCACCTGCTCAATTTGCTCTCTCGTGTAGAAAACGCGGCGAATCGGCTCGGTCTCCTTTTGTTTGACAATGTGGCGGATTTTCAGCTCAGGCATCTCCACACCCATATCTCTAAAATAGCGAAACATTGCCACCACATGGCAAATCCGCGTATTGATAGTGCGACTGTTCAAACCGCGCCGTGCTTGAGCGGCTATCCAATCATTGACCTGCTGTGTCGTGATCTCGCTCAGGCTACTGGCTGGCACGCTAGCTCTGAAATCTCGCATCACCCAGCGTTTAGCACTCAATGTTTGGCGGCTCATCCGGCGCGTAAACTCGCAGTACTCCAGATATTCATCAAAAGCTCGCTCGATTGGCATAATTGTATTTTTCGTCATGATTTTAACTCCACTTAAAAAACCAGTTCTATATAGAATTGCTTATAACGAACCTTAAAAGCTCAATTGTATATAGAACCCTCACATTTAATTTTCTGATAATTCTGTTATCAAAAATGGGCGGTGGCGGGCGGATTTGCGCTAATTTGAATAAAAAATACGGCCAGACGGCCGCTTTCATTACGCAAAACTCCCAAATACTCGCATATATCTAGGATTATTGCATAATATTTGCATACAGGCAAACGCAAACAAGCCGCTACGCGAGCGGCGTCAAAATGTCAGCAGTGATTGTTACGTTATCAGGTTGTAGCTGCGCTTCATCTGCGACAGCTTATCTAATCCGTCAATGTTTATCGGTAAGGCTGCCTGCTCTTGCATCTTCTGCTTGTGGCGCTCCTCTGCTACTCTAGCTTTCGCTTGAGCAATCAGTTTGCGCAGCCAATCCACCGTTTTCGCCAGATTCGCACTCGACCAAATAAACGCGAAGTACTTGCGTGGGTTGCGTTTTCGTTTCGCCAACTTAATCGAATAATCGAACTCTCTCGCATAATTGATCTGTCGATTTCTAAACATCGGCAAGTAATTATCATCGGTGATTAGCTTTGTCGCCTTACCTAATCGCTGCTGCATTTTCTGAACTCGTCGCTCGTCTATGGTTATATTCCCCATTTTACCCTCAAAATGCCATTTTGCTCTTGACAAACAAAAATAGCCTCTAAAATTGATAACAATTTTTTGAGGCCAGATACAGACAGCCCACCCTGATTTACATCTGGGCGGGCTGAAAATCCTGTACGTTCACTAGTCATTCTAGCAAACTGATTTTGCTTTGTCAACAAAAACCCGCCCCCATTTTCAGGGGACGGAAAGGTCACATGGATGCTTAAACCATGCGTTTGCAGTTTATCACTATTTATTAGATTTCGCAACAGCAACGTCAGCAACGACCAGTCGTCGTATATATTCGCTAACTGTCATATTCAACTCGGTAGCACGCTTGACGATCATCTCGTGATCGCTCTCTGAAACTTTTACGTGTATGTGTTTAGTTTTCACACTGTACCTTTCTACCCGATACGATGCCTCGGGTGGGGCTGTTAATATTTAATAAATAGCATTGACGGTAAAGTATTTCAAGCCGTCGTAGCGAATTTCAGCTTCATCGTTACCACTCGATTCAATCTGCTCTACCGCGTTTCTGAGTGCCTCTCCAGTATTAAACACCTCTACCAGCTCGTCATCGTCATCATAAAAGAATATAGTGCCGTTATCTACTACCGCTTCATAATCCTCATATCTGTCTAGCTCCTTCACCGTCTCAATGATATTCTCTAGCATAGCCTCTTCATCCAATTCGATGCTGATGTTCTCGATTGTAGCGCTCTCCGCTGTACTTCTGCTGAATCGTTTACGCATCTCTCTCCTCATAACCGTCTCAAGTTCTTCTATATCACCCTTCAAGCTCTTATCTGCCTCGAAAGTGAATTCTTGTGTTGGCTGGTCGCCCGTGTAGTACCATCCTGTAAATGTTGCCATTTTATTTGTCCTTTCTTGGCGGCGGCGGTTGAGGGGCTGTTTATTTTTTAGTGTTTAATTTTATCGACCGATTATTTTCTAGCTTTAGTTTTCTTAATCAACTCAAGCTTTATGGTTATTTTAAGTCTGAAAAGTTGTAATGATGTTTTAAGCATTTTTATGACCTTTCTTCTGCCGCCGAATTGTTAATTGTTGCTTGGTTGCCCCTCAACCATGTCTTTAGTATAGCAAACGTGTTGCCGTATGTCAACACGTTTTACCAAAAAAGTCAGAGATTTTTCGACATTTTCCATCACATCTATTAAACCTGTGGAAAACTCGCTAAATATTACACAGTATAGTCCTACCACGACATATCAACTCACCGTCTCTGTTGGCATTCAGTGCTGACGGTGCCAATCAGAGTGTTACAGGCAATATTTTGGTGCAAGCTGGCTGGGTGCAATTCTGGGGTAACAATACAAAAAGACAGCCAGTCCCCGTCGTATTTCCAAAGCAGTTCAAACAAGTCTTCTCAATGTCGCCGACCTTAATTGGTTACAAGACCGGGAGTAAAGCTACCAGTATTAGCGATTTTAATCAAGTGATCGGAAGTGGCTTGAATATTGAGTCTGGCGTTGTTACGAACACTGGTACAACACTCAACGCTTCAACAACTGGCATATTTGGTGGGGCTTGGCATGGGATTTCATGGGTGGCAATTGGAATTGTTTAGGCTTTTTTCACATATTGTATGGTGACAAATGAGGTCTTATATCCAGACTGATCAGCGTAGGTTTGAATATTGACATTATTATTGTCGACATAAACCGTCACCGTGTAAGCTTGTTGATCAGCAGCGTGAGGTAAGTTGATAGTTGCGCCAATACTGTCTTCTTTCGCAATACCACGAATATTGATAACCATATCTAATTTTTCAATGCCATGTGGTTTCGTTGTTTTGCCGGCGACCTTCAGTCCGCCCATCGCAAATGTCTTCTGGTAAATTGTGCGGCCGTCAATCCACTTCATGCCGGTGTCGACTTCTGACGTGCTGCGGTCACCACGAGCAGACGACGATAAGTGTCGTGGTAGGACTATATCATTGCCAAGTACGTCAGAGCCAATCACGCCGTTTTTGAACATTTCAGCCCTGTTAATCCGCCCGTCAGCCAATGTGGCTGGATTACGCCTATCGGTGATAACAGAGTCAAGAATCGTCGTCGTGCCAGCGTTTACGCGTATTTCAGCGATGACTTCATATGGATTAGACGCACCAATCTTCGCCTTGATCTGAGATGGTGTAGGTGCACTTGGGTTGGTTGCTGGTGTGCCTGGAACGACAACGGCCTTTGTGCGATTCTCGTTGTTAGCGACGGCTTGCGACGCAGTCACGTTTGTGTCGATGTAGATCACCACCGCGTCAATTCGCGGATTGGCGCTGTTTGCCGTGGTAACGCTCGCCTGAACAGGCTGCGTGCTTAAATTACTCACCGGGAATGTCGCCGACATAGCGTCACGCACCAGTAAGTCGTCAGGTATACCATTCTCGCCGCCGATCAGTACATTCATGCCGACGGGGCTGGCTTGACGCACTCTAAAGCCGCTGATCCACGAGCCGACAAAAGCATTGCCGAGTGCGTGGAACAGTGCGCTATCAGTAGTGCGGCCACCGTTGCTATTAGGAAAACCTAGTGCCATAGTTATTTTTCGTCAGTGCTTTCAGCCTCAGCCTCGGTGGTGTCGACCGTCTCAGCCTCAGCATCATCATTGGTATTTTCAACTTCTGTCTCGACAACCTCGTCGGCAGACTCTACTACTGGTGCTTCTGGCTCAGTAGGCTCACTTTCAGCCTCAGCCTCGGTGGTGTCGACCGTGCCTTTGGCTGCCGAAATACTCACGTACGGCCCGCTGTGTGCATCGCCTTTGACGAAAATATAATAGCCGTCAACTGTTCGGCGAATCTCGCCGCCCTTATAATTCTGTACTTTTTCAGTGTTTTCCATATGAATCCTCCTGATTATAAATGTACAGATTAGGAGATATTGACATTATTTGCCGTGGAAAATATAGCGATATTCTTTATACAGGCGAATAACGATTCGTTTGAGTATCATAAACATATTTCTATTATAGTATAGTCCTACCACGACACTTAAAATGGTCAGACTTCATTCAGGCGAAACGAGACAGCACTAACCAACCGATTGAACCTGTCATTTTTCAGTACGGTCGGGCAAGAGTAATAGTCCCAACTGAAACAATAGAATCTACGACAGCCGTTACGTTTCCGAAGATATTTAAGAGCGGAACAGTGCCGACTGTTATTTGTACCTACAACGGCTATGGCAACGCTAGTGACCAGTGGACTGATAGTCCAAATCCATCTTGGGCTGGTGCAAATTTTGGGGCGGTTGGGGTCACTAGTTCAGGATTTACGGCAAGGTGTCGGCGTTTTGACGGTGCTACGCTAAGAGGTACGTATTACTTCAGCTGGATTGCGATTGGCGCAACCTAAATATAAAGGATTTCTTTCCAGTTCAAAAACCGCCTCCGAGCTTTCGAGGCGGTTTTCAGTTGTTCGGGATTTCCGAACAGTTCAGCTTGTAAACAATCCTTACTATCTCAACTATAAATAAATCCTTTATAGTTTAACTTTTCACCACTGGCGGTATCTTGCCGCGCGGCTCAGTCAACAGTTTGCCCGTTTTTGGATCAATCCAGCGGCTTAGTCCAGGCACACTGTGCGCATCGACTAAGCACTGCAAGCAGTCGTTGTACATCGAGCCTTGTGGCATTTCGGGCGTGGATTTGCCAACATGTAGCGTTACACAGCCGCAAGCCTTGCACTCTCGAAAGTACAGGCTTGATTTAGTTATGGTTATTTTCTGTGGGTTCATAGGTTTATCAACTAACTGACGCTATCACGCATCTCTTTCACTAACTCAACAATTATAGTCTTGGCGGCCGACAGCCCAGCAGCGATCGCAGAGAGTGTCGTCGCTAATGCCAGTGCCCATAGCTCACGCCAGCTTGCCGAGAACAGCAAATTTACGAGATTGACGCCCGCCAACAAGAATGTTGCGATAAATGTCTGCACAAATGTCCACAAGGCACGAACGATTACATCTTTGTAGTTGATGTTTTTTAGTGCTTCTAGTGATTTCATATTACCTCCTTATTTTTTCTTGAAAATCCCTAAGATCAGCTTCACTAGCTCGATCATCAGCCCCGACAGCCATCGCCAAAGTTCTGTTGGCTTGTCGCCCTCTGGCTTTTGCGGCTGTTCAGCCTTTATTTCCGGCGCTTCCTGCGGCCTCTCTGGCTCGGATGGCTTCGTATCCGGTTCGCTTGGCTTTGGCGATTCTGGTGGCTTTGGTGTGTTCACCTTGCCCATGCTTCGTAGCTCGTCAATGGATTTATTCGTAACATTAGCGTCTAGCTTCCCGTCATAGCCAGGAATAGGCAGCGTCTCTGAATATTGATGGATAAACGAACCGTGTGCATAGTTGCCCGGATTTCCATAGTTCGGATACCAATCCACGCGGGGCAAGCCTAGTTTTTGGATGATAGCCTCACCACCGTATGTGAATACCTGTTTGCCAGTTTTCTGCAAAACGATATTGCTGAATACACTGATTTGCTCAACAGTCCCCTCAAAATCTGGTTCAAGGTCAAGAAATAACAGCTCGCCGGCTTCGTTTCCTAAAGCCTCGATACATTTCACAAAGTACTCAGCGTTCTGCTCCGCCTCTTCTCTGGTCGAAAAGTACGGTAGCCAGTAAAGACCAAGCATCTTGCCGGCCTCACGAGCTTTAGTAACGAATAGCTCTGCGTCTGGGTCTAGCTTGAACTCATTGCCGCCGTATTTCTGTCCAACCCAGCCGGTTTTGGCAATAACGCCTGCTACTTTTGGAAATATATTCACTACTTCGGCTGTTTGGTAACTGGAGATATCAATGATGACATTACTAAAGTCTTGCTCAGGCTCTGGTGTTGGTGTTGGTGCTGGTTCTGGTGTAGGTTGAGGTGTCAGGTCTGATAAATCGTGCAGGTCTTTGTCTTCAAACAACTGGCGGCTCATATATTTTCCGCTTCTAGCAGTTACGTACCAAACACTGTCTCCAGCGATTGGTTGACCGTTCGTAACGTAACCTTTCATAGCGATGACATCACCTTGAGCTAGCTCCTGAAATACGCCTGATCGGGTGTTTGGCTCTTCGCGAGCGTTACCATCCTCTTCCATTTTGCGGTCGGTCGGACTCATTTCGTCATAATACTCGGCGATCTGCCGTCCATCACAACAGTACGAAAAACCGAGATAATCTGGTCCGTAAACACCAAACCAGCTCATAATTTCCTCTATGCTGTTATAAATGCCGCGTCGTCCAGCATGCACTTCACTGTCGTGAATCTCGATTGAACCGTCACCTCGTTTTCGCATTAGAAATACGTGTCCATATTCTACGTATGGGCCACGAGAAAATCCCAAAAATCCAACTACCCACACACCAACTGGTGCGTGTCCAGTATCGATACGCCCAGCATTAAGCTCGTTCAAATACGCTGCTCTGGCACTTGGTGTTCGAGCTGGTGCATTGATTGCATCATCTACATATTGCAAGCACCAGCCACTTCTCGCACCGATGTTGATATTTGGATTGTAGGTTTGCCTGACTGCCATTATCGCCTCCTATTTACGGTTTGTTCACGACTCTCACAATTAAATCGACCATAAAGCCAATCACGGTAATTACAGCTGTCATTACGCCAGCACCAATCTTGGCTTCGCTCTTGGACAGATAATTGCCTTGCATCAGTTCCACGCGGGCTATCAGGGTTTTCAGCTCCTCGGCATCGGCTTTCGATTCAGCCAGCTGTTTGACCGACTCCGCCAGCCGCGAAACATTATCGTTTATTGAACTCAGCCTTTCATTCAGCACGTCGTCGCGTGCAGTCATCATGATGCCCAATTCCCGCACCGTTTTGGGTGTTTGATTCATCGATTCCTTGTCTCGTTTATCGTTCATTCTCACTTACCACATTACAGATTAGACATATTCAACCCTCAGCTCGCCGTCAGACGTAGCAAACGCGTAGATTTTGAATGTGTCGTTGCCAGAATCCGTCACAAAATCAATCGTATTTACCCACGTCTGCACGCCACCGACAGTACGCTGGCGTTGGAAGTATCTAGTAACATCCTCTAGTCCTGAGCCATGGCTGCTGCGCCTGCCAACCATCAGCTTAAAAACCATACCCGACTGATACGTGCTGGCTTTCGGCGTAAATACGATTTTGAACCGCCTCAGAAACGTTGCGTCACGCTTGTCGATCGCCGCTTCTAACTTGACGCGAAATACCTGCACGCCGTCAGCACCAACACGCTGCATGGCTTTCATCTCTGCGATTTCACGCTCGCATCGCGTGATAATCTTTGCCATTGTCTCGCCATCTATGTCTTTAATCCTCATAGCATCCTGCTTTCAACGGTTAAATCAACGTTGGTATTTGCCACCACGGCGCACTTCATCTGCGTCAGCACACTGTTCAATCCCTTTCGCACATACGCGTATGCAAACCATCTGCGAACATGCCGCACGTCGCTCGATATTGGTATTATGTCAATACGAGTCGGTGCTACACTGTTTATCAACACCTTGTCAATAATCAAATCGGTCAACAGGAATGTTTTATCCTTTTTTGCTGTCGCCGTAATAACAAACGGCACACCAGACGCCTGCTGTTGTCCACCAACCACATTAGCCACTTGGTTAAAGTCCCAATCGCTACTGCTGGCACTTTCGTAGAACACCAGCCCGCTCGATGCCATCACCTGGCCAGTTTTAAGATCGCGAATATTGCGGTCAAGTGACGCCAGGATGTCTGCCAATTGGTTTTCAGGCAACATACTCAGCCGATTCATAGCAGGCTCGCTTTCATACTGAACGACCCCTTATCTGTCCCCAGAAAAACGCATTTAGCGTACACATACTTCGTCTGCCCTTGCGGCGGATTGTCGATAGTGGCGCTGGCACTAAACATCAGCTGATATGGCACCTCTAACTTATTGATGTCTGGCGCACTCTGATCAATAATGCTGCCGGTGATCGGTTGTGCACCTGCCAGTGTGTCGGGGTTGTCGCTAACGTAAAACTGCGGCAAAAACAGTGCATACGGCCACTGCTGTTTGCGTGCGGTGAATGTCGTTTCAATTTTGACTATTCTGCCACCGAGAAAAACAGGGTCATATGTGACAGGTATCATCGCGTCATATTCCTGTGCACTTTTCGTTTCGTAATAAATAATGCCAGAGTTGTTGCTGGTTCTCTGTGTCGCTTTCATCTGCTCACTAGCGCGCAGAAGTGCCCGCAGTCTGCCGATAGCGCGTCGCTCCTCCACTAGGTTCAACCGCTCGCTCATAGGTCATAATTATCCAGCGTTAAAGTTATTTCTTCACTCATATTCTCGTCGACCTTTACCGACAACTGTTCGATGCGGTAATAGCCACTCAGTAGGCAAGATGAATACTTGTTTTGCTCAACCACAATGCGATCACCTACGCCAATACTATTCAGATCAAACTGGGTACCACGCACTGTGACGCGCGGCAAATCGACCAGTCGGCTCATTACCGCCACATCAGCCTCGCAGTGCCCCGCCAGTGTGCTCAGGTTTTTAATGCTGTTGTACAACTGCACTTTCTCTCGTAGAATGAACTCCTGCTGGCTCAAAACATCCTCAGCACTATAGCGAATTGTCTCTTCTCCCATACCAGAGGCTTTGCCGATTATATTGTTGTACAAATTCGCACCAGACTGCGGCAACTCCATACGAATAGCACCAATACCCAACCCGTCGTCGGGATAATGCACTGTCACGTCTGGCCGCTCATTACCGAGCGTCTGAAACGTCTCAAACTTGCGGTCATGGGTAAATCGAAAATCGAACTTGCCGTCCTGTAAATTGGTTAGTGACACTAGGGCATCTTTAGCATTGATATCTTCCCAGTCGTCCATTCTGTCACGTCGTATGCCAGTGCGGTACTGCCTGCTGCCCCTGGTGATACCAACGTCGCCGTTAGGTCGATTCTGTACCTCCTGGATGATATCCCAAGCAATATCCGTCGCCTCAATCCCCTTCCAGCGACCATTCAAGTATCGTGCGTCAATTAGATTCAAATAGCCGTCGCACTGCACCAGTACTCGTGCGTTGTTGGTGTTCAGGTTGCGGTTCGCCTCCACTACTACCGCACCAAACAGATATTCACCGTTTCGCTTGACTCTGATGTCGCTCACCCATGGTTTTAAGATAGTGTTTGGGTTCTCACCGATCCGCCGACACTTCTCTTCCCAGTCTGGCATCGACATATTAAAATCTAGCGACTCAACACCATTCCGTGTCATGCTCCAGTCAATGTCTTGGCAAAGCCTCGTAATATCTGCCACCTTGGTCTTTCCGCGGTGCCATAGCTCGATGGTGTAGCGTGGTGGTACGTACTCGTCCATTACGCTACTCCCGTGTAGCCGTTGTACCACTCAACGATAGCTGTGCCAGTATCAGTGCTGTTTGATGTGTTGAAGATCAGTTCGTTCAGCCCTAGCACCAAACGCCAGTATTGGCTGCTGGTGAGGTTATTATCGATGCCTACCCCATTTAGCGTCACTTCTCGGTTGTATGTATCAAATACGATTGTGTCGCTGTCTGTTGTGCTGATATTCAGTGCCAGAATCTCGCCGGTCGTCTGATTGGATACGGTTGGGTTGGTGACCTTGCCGGTAATTGTGATTGTCGGCCAAACATATGTATTACCATCATTTATGGCGTGATTCAGCCCCCCGCCAGCTACCCAGTGCAAGCCGTCACGCTCCCAAAGCAGTCCTGTTGGGCTCCACAACAGTCCACCGTCACGCGGTCGCTCGAGCGTAACTCTCTGTGCAGCACCGTCAGTGTAGTCGTACATCCGCGGGTCGCCAGCAACCAGTTCGATGTCATAGTCGGCGATGAGCGGCCACTCAATTTTCGGATCAAGAGGCTGTGTCAGCTTGGCGACGGTCTGGTAGACACGTCCGGTTGGTGTGAATAGCTGCACTCGCAGCTTGTCGCGGATTTTGATGGTTCTGGCAATTTTCGCCATCTCAGCGTGCATCTCGGTAAGTCTTCCGTCGTGCTCCACTGCCACGAAAAAGCTCAATGGTATTTGCCGCACACCATAAAACTGCTCATCTACGCTGCCGCCGTCAGCACCAGAAAATACATACTGGCTATTGCGAACGTCAGGATCGCCAAAGCCTTTCAATGGCGGCGTTAAGTGGGATAGCCCTTGTTTGCTGCCTGCCAGAAATACGCTTTCATTAGTGCGCATATTAGTGATCTGTACGTCATATGTTCTCATATCTAGCCCCTCCTCATTTGCTGCACCAGGCTGCGATTATATTGGTCGACGTCGATGCCGTTCGTCAGGTTGACGGTTTGGTTGATTTGCGGTGTATTGCCGCCAGATGATGTACCTCTCTCGTCCATAGAGTTCTTCAGGAACTGGCTCAGCTTGCTTAGTGGAATGACAGCCTCTGGTTCACTACCCTCACCAATCATGGCCAGGGTTGCTTTTGTAGCGATGCCGCCCTCTGCAAGCTGCGGAATATTGATGGTGCCTAACTTTGGAATATTCACGCCTGGAATAGCGTTGATAATACCGATAGCCCAGTTAATTGAGTTGATGAAGCCGTTTATCATGCCAGAAACAAAGCGCAGCACACCATTGATAGCTCCTCTAAACGCTCCGCCGATAGCGTTACCGATCGACACACCGACGCTACCGAATATACCCACGATTCCATTCCAGATGCCACGGAACCATCCTGCCAGTCCGCCAAATATACTAACGATAGCATTCCAAGCTCCTCTGAATACCCCACCAAACCAACCAGCTACGGCGCTAAACACTCCGACTATACCGCCCCATATGCTGCCGAACCATCCGACAGCCGCTCCCCATACGCCCGCAATAAGATTCCAGGCGCCAGTAAATATTCCGCCGAAGAACTGCACTACTGGAGTGAACGTCGCTACTATGAAGTCCCAGACGGCTTGGAATACGGCAAATATTTGGTCCTTAAACGTAAAGAACAGCCCGATGATCAGCGCCACTGGCGCAAATATCACCGCCAAAATTGTAAGCCCCCACTGCTGCAAGAAAGCTAAAACGTTATTAAATACGGTTGTGATACCTATCCAAATACTACTAAAAAAGCCGACTACACCACTAACAAACCCGCTAACAACCTGCCCGATAGCCGCGAACACTCCACCAAACCAGGCGGCCGCCGCACCCCATACTGCCGTGATAGCATTCCATGCTTGACCAAAGATATTGAACTTTACCTGGAGAAACACTAATGCAGCAACGACTGCGGCTATAGCGGTAGCCATGAGTCCAAAAGGAGTTATAGACGTCGCGGCAGCAAATGCTCTCATTGCATTGCCGCCGTTTTTGAGCGCCTTTACTGCCTGTCCAACACCCATTCCAACATTCACAACTTTTGCTGCAAACTGACCAATTTTTGCGGTGGCAAACGCCGCCCCCAATGCTGCAATAGCAGGGACAGCATTATCCATAATAAAGTTGGCAAAACCGACAATCGTTTGCTTGTTTTCTTTCAAAAAAGCAGTAAGCTTTGTGACGCCATCGCTAAACTTGGCAAATAGTCCATTTTGGTCAACTATTAGCCCCTTCTCAGAATCCACTCGTACGCCAATAATCTCTAATCCGAGCGACCGGATCGAGCCCTGCAAGCTAATCATTCTGTTTTGGAATGTGTTTGAGAATTTGCTGATATCTAGGCTCTGTGCGTATTCTGCCATGGCCGCCGTAAACTCTTGGGCGCTCACCTTGCCCCCATTGATTCTTCCGGCAGCCTCCTCCATCGAAATGCCGAACTTTTTAGCCAAGATGGTGGTTAGCGGGATATTGTTGTTGATCAGCTGCAAGGCGTCTTGTCCAAATAGTGCGCCACGACTGGTCACCTGGCCGAATACCAGTGCTAAATTCTGCAAGTTTGCACCAGAAACAATGGACAATCTCCCTAGGGTGTCCATATCTGGTATGACTTGTTGTGCTGTACGTCCATACCCTAGCAAGGTAGATGCTGCCTTTGAGGCATCTGGAAAGGCGATCGGCTTACCGAGTACCTGATTATACAGTTGACCAAAAACCTTGTTGGCCGCCTCGGTTGACCCAGTGAGCGAAGCCATCTGTGCTTGTGTTGTTTGCAAGCCACTGGCGAGGTCGATAAACTGTTTTGCACCAAATGTACCGCCACCGATAACACCGGCAGCGACGATACCAAATTTTTTTATCGTATTAGCAACACCGCCAAAGCCCTGATTTAGTCCATCAAAAAACTTGCCATATTTTGATTGAGTCGAGTTAAGATTTCTCTCGCTCTCGTACATCTTTTTCTGAATATTGCTAATAGCGGTGAGTGCACCGCTCGAGTCAACACGATATGTAATTACGATCTCACCTTGTTGCACAACGGCACTCCTTAAAATGTGATATTATTGGGATATAAAATTTCTTAGCGAAAGGATTTACATGGCGAAAGAATATAAAGCTCATTGGAGTAGGTATTTTTATATAGCGATCACCACATGGTGGTGGCTGGGGATACTCACTCTCGGCTGGTGGGTAGTTTACAGCATATTGATAACTCGGAATCTCAGGATCTCTGTAGGCGAAGACTCCGTAACTGTCACAAGCGGGGCTTTTGCAAAAAGCGTTAAGACAATCAGTCTGAAGAATGTGAATAGTATTGAGTACAATAGGTTTGCGAAGACTGTCAAAATTGCTCTTATTGGATCGCAAACTGGATATGAGCTGGAGAGCAACATTAGCTTCAGCCGTATTGAGCATATGGACGAACTTGTTGATGATCTTCGTGCTGCTATTAAGCGTGCTCATTCTGCCAAATAGACCTACCATTTTGCCTGCTTCTCCAATAAACTGATTAGTTTGTTGGCTTTTTTGCCGCCAAGCGCAGCGGTTATTATTGCAATTTGCTGTAGCGCCTCTTGTGCCTTAAATGCTTGAGCCGCTCTCACGAGCAATTGCGCATCGCCATACGGCATGTCTACCGCTTCATCAAAAGGTATCTGATAGTAATAGGCCAGAGCAGCAGCAGCGACCTTAGAGTTCTTCAAAATATCCTTGGTCTGTTTTTCAATCAGCAAGGCTAGTTTTTCTGGATCATACTGCTGCTCGTGGTCTTCCATTACTACAGTACCTCTACCCCCTCAGCACGAAGTGTTGCGTAATCTTCGGTAGCGAGCCTAAACAGCTCAGTCATGAATGCCTCGAGATTTTCATCTCCGATTAACTCGACGAGTTTATCTACTTCTGGCGCGCCATCAATTGGCTCTAGATTAGAAAGCAACTCACCACTTAGCGAATTAGAAACGATCGCCTGTAGCTGTGCACTGCCCACACCCTTAACGCTACGCCTAGCATCATATTGAGCTGCAACCACTTTTGTACGGCTTAGACGCGGAACGACGTATTTCAAGGTGCTCACGTTGCCGTTGTCGCTCATTTCAAGCGCCATGACAACACGCGGCGCATTAGTCTGGCTTTGAGTTTTATTAAACTTAAACGCCATCTCATTCTCCATTCCATAGTTGTAAAAACTACATTACTTTTTGTTAAATTACCTATTGACACGGTGTTTTTAGTACCGTGCCACCCCTGTTACGCAAATGTCAGGTCGCCCTTGACGAGCTTGCCGGTCACACTGATTTCAAACTCAGTCAAGCCATCTTCCTGGCTGATATCGCTCAGGGTTGCCATTGCATCAAGCATGAACAACGTATGACCTGCTTGAGCTGCTAATTTTGGTACCAGCTTGAATATGCCAGGCACCTGTGTCGAGCTGCCTTTTTGCAAACCTACCTGTACAGCTCCCTTTGCACCAACAGTAACGCCAGTAGTGCCGTCAATTGTCTCGCCGCTGTCATAGACATAGCCAGGCACGATATTCTTGAGGTTATCCTGCCCAATGTCCGTCACCTTAAACTTGATGGTCGATTTGAACGATTTGATAAGCTTGAGGTTTGTACCGTCGATAAAATCACGTGTCACCTCATCCTTGTCGTTGTCAAAGTCCAGGTCGTTCACACCCAAGACTTGCTTGAAGTTTTTACCAGTCTTGTCCCCGAAGTATAGGTCGTGGTTCAAGCCGGCGTAATCGATTGCTGCCATTTTAATTGCTCCTTTATCTTAATCTTTCAAAACTAATGTTACAGATTGGGCACTCCATACCCCCATCCGTAATTCAGAGGCTTCATAGGCGCTGTCTTGCATCGGAAACACGCTCACACGAATGAATCTCGCGTCGGTGTATGGCAATTGCATTAGTGCCGTGCGTAGCTTACTATCAAGCTCGTACAGCTCGGCCGCATCAGCTTTCACGACAGTGATCGTTAGCTCGGTGGTCAACTTGGTATTACCCAAACTACCACCGCTATATTCACCGCCGCTAGCCGCAACCGCCGCCATACCGTCTTGGCTCTTGCTTGCTGGCAATCGCCCGACAAACACGTCTTTGCCAAGCTTCCCGCCAACGACAGTAGTCACTACTTTTGCGATCTCCAATGCTACATTCATCTAAAAAACCTCTTGTAATCTTTCATGGTGCTTCTCACACCTTCATCAACGAAACCTTTGCCAGTGCCAGCTGTGGTGTACTTACGCACCACATGAGTGCCATTCGCACGCCTGCCGCGGTTCTGGTACTGCGAGTAGACTGGCTTCCATGTCAATCTGATGGCATCTCTGCCAATCCGCCGCACCTCGACATTGCGGGACTTGAGCGACCCCCTACGCTTGAATGGTGCGGTGAGGTTGGCTACCGTCAGAGTGTGGTTCGCCATTGCGTTCAACCCTGTCGCTGCCTGGTTCTGAAAGAATCGTTTGACAGCCACTGTATTATCGACCACCGGCATGATTACACCTCTCTATCGAGCCTTTCCAGCTCAATCTCAACGTGCTGCACTGTGCCGTTGGTAATAACTGCCCTGCCGACTGCTACATTGGCAACGCGGTACACTCGCTTAACACCAAACAGCGTCACCTCGGCAAAGTAGCCTTCAATTGAATAGCCAATTGATGACAGCCAGTCATCCCGTCCGTCCAGATACGCTCTGGCGTCGCCTGTCATAGCATCGTAGCTACCACCACGAGTCAAGCCACTTGTCTGCTCGACAACACATTTCACGTTGTGCCGCTCTCCCCCCGTCTGGCGATATACACCGTCTACGGGCGCAACCAGCGTGATGTTATCGCGGAATATCATAGCGATGAACTCCACGCTGGCTCAGCGGCGTATCAGTGTAGCCAGACACCACGCAACTGCTGATTGGCTTTACAAACTTTGCCAGTAGATCAACGTTCGCCTCAGCAAACTGATCGATAACTTGCCTGGTGTTGTCATACGTTACTGAATGACTCAGCACTGTTTCAGATTTTACGTTGTTGTAAAAACTACCTTGATTAGCTATTGACAGCGTGTCAAATAGCCTTGCTATGAGGATTCTCAAGCCGTATGGCAACGGCTCGCCGTATCCCCACGCCGCCTTGACGGTGCAGTAATCAGCAGATAATGGATCAACCGTCTCGATGACGTTGAACCAGCTGGAGTTCAGTTCATCACCTTGACTCACTGACTTGACCACCAGCGGCATGCCGCTTTCTGTTGTCACTTCTGGCAATAGACTAGTGAACGGATCGACGACCAGGAAACGTGAGCCGCAAGTTGTCTCATATTGACGCGGCGTATTTGCCTCGCCCTGCATTTTGACATCTAGCAACGCCTCCAGCGTCTCCGTCACTTGCTGCAATAACTGCTCAAAGTACTTATTCTCGGTATCAGAAAGGGGGCGTAAAAGTACGCCCTCGATATCTTCTTTAGTTACCAATGCTGCCATCTCTACGCCCCTCTCTGTTAGGCTACATGTTTAATAGCCACTGCTGTCGCGATGCCGCTCAAGCCGCCACCTGCGAAGATTTCCTGCAAGTATTCGTGCTTATTCTGCTTCAACGCAAAGTTGGTGTAGCTCTCAATTGACTGATCGCCAACCACCTTGTAGCGATTGAGAACAATCAGATACGCGTCGTTGTCAGCGTCATTGGTATCGTTAAACCACTGCGGCGTGATTTTGCCAGCCAACTCCAAATCCTCTAGGATATTAACGCCTGGCGTATACAGCATGTGACCATCGCTGCCACGTTCATCTTTCAATGAAGTGATGTAGCCGCGTTTTGCGACGATATAGACATCACCCTCGGCTTCAATCAAGTCCATCGCATTCAGAATTGAAGTACGACGGCTCTCTTTGGCTTTCGGTGTGTAGGTTTTAGCAAACACGTTGCCAGCCTTAGCGTCAGCCTTGACAGACACAAACGATTTAATCTTGTCGTCGCTGCTGTCGTCTAATCCATCACCGATAACGATCGCACGCTCAACACTTGCGATAATCCGCTTTGGCAACTCCTGCAAGACGTAACGCAACAGCGCGCCAGTACTCTTGTTCTTGCGGATAGTCTCTTTGTCCAGGGTGAGGTACTTGTAGATGTACTGTCCTTCGAGTACGCGGTTTTCGATAGCAATCGTAGCCTCTTTCTTGTCTTTACCAGCCTGGTGTCCCAACGCACCGTCAGTATTGGTGTCCCAAGCGGTGTTGTAGGCATCCAGTCCAGTCTTGTCGACCAGATTCCAAATCGGGCCGCCCGCCTTGAACGCACTCTCAATCGCTTCAACGACTGGTGTTGGGAATAGTTTGTCGGCACCAGTGACAGCCATCTGTACACCGTTAGCCTCAAGCTTGTCCATCCACGCTTCGCGAACGGCGGCCGCGCCAGCACCTGCTTGCGCTACCAGCACATCAGCAAAATCTTCTAACGCCTTTGGCGTGTCCAGGTAGTTTACGACAGTACCTTTGTCGACAGCTGCTGGATCAGCTGGTTCTTTAATTTGCATCTTTGCAATATCTTTCGGATCCATTTCCGTATCCTCCTCAGGATTGTTATCAGTTGATTCTTCCGGCTCTGATTGCTCAGCTTCGTCAGTAGGCTCTGCCTCTGGCGCGGCTTCCGGTGCCGCTGGTTCGTCAGTTTTCGTTTCAGGTTCAGTTGTCGTTTCCTCGGCTGGCTCTGCTACCTTGGCTGCCTCAGCCTCTGCTTTCGCCTTGATTTGTTCAACCAGGCTTTGCATTGGCTTGGCGTCTGCCTGCTTGACCGCCGACATGCTAAACGCAAGGTTCATACCAAACGCATTCTGCACGCCCTCGTCTTGTTTTTGCTTCTCTGGTGCCTCAGACACCTCATCGGCAAAACCGAGCTCAACAGCCTTATCGGCAAGCATCCACGTTTCAGCTTCCAATAGCTCAGCAATCTTTTCGTCGCTCAGCCCTGTTCGCTTGGCGTAGATAGGCGTGATGCCCTCCTCGATTTTCATCAGAACATCTTTGGCTTTCTCCATGTCATCCACCGTGCCAGCCGCATAAACGGACGGGCGGTGAATCATGATCATTGAGCCTGGCGACATGATAATCTTGTCGCCCGCCATCGCAATTACTGATGCAATCGACGCCGCTAAACCATCAACCCTGACAGTGACATTTCCGTTGTGATTCACAAGTGCGTTATAAATCGCCAAGCCTGCGAACACGTCGCCGCCGGGGCTGTTAATGACAACTGTCAAATCGCCCGCATGCTGCTTGAGTTCTTCGCGAAAGAGGTCGGGTGTGACTTCGTCGCCCCACCAGGTATCGCTCGCGATAGGCCCGTCAAGTATAAGCTCTTGATTATTCGATGAAACGGAATTGCTCCACTTCCAGAACTTCATGCTTTTTTCCTTGTTAAAGTTAGTGTCTCGACTCCTGCTTGCCCGTCCAATTTGAGCGTTTTGCTCTCGTCTTATTTCTAAGACTACAGATTACGATTTATCGAACTCATAACGCACCTGGTCGTCTGTCGAGGTAGCGTTGACGATCTTGATGTTGTTGACGTGCTTGCACTTCGCATTGCTGCAACGCACCTGTGCGATCATCTGCGTCACACCCTTGATGTTTAGGTAGCGGCCGCACTCCTCGCATCGCAAATCTAAATCAGCCATCTCGTCATCGATAATTCGCCGCTCAGCGTTGAGATACGCCTTGACGACGCGGTATTTCGGGTGGCAATGCCCGTTTGGGTGGACATCATATCCGTCATTCTGTGCGAAATTATTGATGAATATGCCGCCGTCCCTGCCAATAATTGCCTCATTCAGATTCAGGATCGGCTCATCAACTGCCACCCACTTATCGATTAGCGTTGCACAAAACTCACACGACTTGCCGGTCTCGCTCTCCATGGCTTTCTCGATTAGCGTTCCTGTTTGGTTTTGCACCTGCTTCATGGCTTCAACGCTTGACAGTGCGTCGGCTCGTGATATCTCAGTGCGAGCCATTCGCTGCACTCGCCATTCGTCGGTCTTCATAATGCCTCGCAGCTTCTCCTCCAGTTCGGACTGTGCCCAGCCATGAGATGCCGCATGGTCAAGCACGCGGCGGATTGAGGCGGCTGTATCGTCAGCGTATGAGCGTGCCACGTTTAGCAGATAACCTCGGTAAGCTTCCTGCGTCGATGCCGCCACCACAAAGCCAGTTAATCCAGCAGCGGATACGCCGTTGTCTATCAATAATTGCTTGCCGTCCTCAAAATAAATTGCCCCTTGAACTATCATCAACGCCACGATGATCAGTAGCAGTGCCTCAGCAAACTCGTTCTGCTCGTCGTCTTCCTCGGTACTGTTTTCGGCCGTCTGGCGAGACTCAGCGATAGCTCGATCAACCTGTTTCTGCATGAACTCCGTTGTTGCATCATAAATCAGCTGCTCAAAGTCATCGAGTGTCTGCGGCTGCTTGTCGGCTGATGCTTTTGGGTTGGTGCCATTCGCTTCTCCTCGAGCCCCCATATTGCCAACCTTACGGCGATCAGGTGCGTCTGCCACTTCATCACCCTCGTCAACATCCGGCTTATCGTTCTCAATCTCTGGTGGCTTGTAGTCGCCCTTACGCAGTAGCTTAAAGTTGTTCGGTAGTTTCAACGCATCAATGATACTCTCGGTGCTGTATCCAGCCGCCTCTAGCTTCAAGATGCTGTTAATCCGAATATCATCAGCCTCAGCCTGCACTTTGACCTCGTCAACAACTTGCGGAATAGCGAATTCGTAAGTAATGGCTATACCCATGCCGCCAGTGATTCGGTTTAGCTCGTGCGTCAGCTGTGTGTAGTTGCGTAACAGCAACGGATCAACGACATTCTCGGCGAATACCTGTTTTGACACCTGTGCGTTGGCGTATGTAGCTGTGTCATCAATGCCTTTCATGATTGCCGATACGCCGAATGACGTATCGATCCGTCTATCAACCTGCTTAAATAAGTTCTCGAAGTCAATATCTTTGTTTGGTTGCGAGAACGGCACCCACTCAATGGCCGCACTGCCCGACGGGACGCCAGTCTTTATGTTGACTGGACGGTGCGTGTATGTAACGTTGTTGTTGCTCCCTGCTCCGCGATGAGCATCTTGCAGCATCGCCACACTCTCTTGAAACGCCTGCCGTGTTGGTGCGGTAATAATGAACTGACCAGCCGGCACCGCTCCATTCTCGAAAAATCCAGCCTGGAAATCAGCAATGTAGTCGTCGAGCGTCGCCCAGCGGCGTGAAGCCTCAGATGGCGAATACCCAGCGTACAGGTCGTTTGGATCAACGCCACCAGGCAGCACTAACACCTCGTCCTCAGTGAACGTCTGTGTGCCGACGGTGTATGTTGTCTTGCCGCCGACTCGTGCAACTCTCGGAAACTCCAGAAACGTAAAGCCAGCAATATTCCTGCCGCCCTGCCCCATGAAATCACCGCCAGGTTTTGCTACTCCGCCATAGTTGCTCCAAACCAAAATGTACGTCTTCCGCAAGGACAGTGTCGACACGGCTATCTTTTCAGCAAACGCCACGGAACTGTCTGATTTATTCGGGTGATATAGCGCGTCAATAACACAATGATCAATCTGCTCTCCATTGCCATCAATGGCAAACGGCCGCACTGTCATGTATTTATTGGCAATCGTGCGGATATTAGGATAAGCCGTCGCGTAACTGCTGGCTCGATAATGATCGAACATCGATAATCTCTGAAAAGCAGGGTCAACGCCGCTAACTCGTCTCTCACCTCTTAATCCCATGGCTGTCTTAATAATTCCCATCTACTTGTTGCTCCTATATAAATAAACCGACCAAAATATCAGCTGTACGCCGACAAATACCACTGTGGCGACCTTGCCGCCATAATATAGCCAAATACAAAATGGCACGCCGACAAACATCAGCAGCCCTATCCACGCCTCAATGACAGTATCCCTGTCTGGTTTTTGAAACTTTAATTTGCGCAAAAAGTCTTTCAATTTCATATAGTCCTCTAACTGTAAATATACGGATTACATAATCCCAGCCCACTCCATCACTACTTCATGCCGCAGCTGCAGCCAAAAGCCCATCAGTACAGAGTCAAATATGTCAGGAGATTTGCCGAGCCGCTTCTTGATTGATTCCTTGGATTCCAATACAAACACCTTGTCTTTGTATTCATGGTGGTGCATCTGCGCCTCCTTAATAAACTCATTGAGAAATGGGAAACTGTCGAGTATCTTCACCTTGCCGCTATCCAGCCCCATTGCCAGCATGTACGCCACCTGCGACCGCAAGTTGTTAAACGCCATCAGCTCCTGTGAACGTTCAGCGTCCTCTCGGCTCTTTGGTTCGTCGCCAAATGTCAGGAATGGGTCAGGCGAAAAGCCAGACTTAAACACCGCGAACTCAGCACCACGGTCTTTGCCGCCATCGATAACACCAACACCAACACCCACACCGTCGATGGCAATATTCTCATAGCCAATAGAGAAGTTATCTGAATGCTCAATCAGCCACTCAGCTTGTTTGCCAGTCTCTATCTGCTCGTTTGAGTCTTTGGTGATAGTGCCGTCAACCAGCGTCAGATTTTCCCAATCCACCGCCACGCTACGGTCAATGCCATCACGTGCCACGTCGTATCCAGTCGTCTTGCGGCCTGGTTTATAACTTTTAACGACAGCCTTGGCAAATATGCTCGAGCGGAATATCGTCTTGCTCTCGTCTTGGTACTCCCAGTTGTTCTTCAGGTACCGTTCGACCCACCATATTGGGTTTGTCATCATGGCATCAATATCTGATTGCATCTGCCATGAGTCAGACAGATCAAACTCAACCACGCGAATATTCGGTGGCAGTGGCTCATACTTGCCATTTCCGCCATACTTCCAACGCATATACACCTCTTTGATGTGTTCAACATCATTCGGGTTGAGGGTGATGATAGCGATGCTCGGCTGTCCGTTGGTGTTGCGGCGGCCTTTACGGGATTTAGCCGTGGTAAACATCGTCAGTGACAATTCGTCAGCCTCGTCAATGTGGCTAGCGGTGGCATTGATACCTTTAATCTTCTGACCGCTCCTGTCTTTCGTCTCGTCCGCCTCCACAAAACCAATCTTTGAGCCATTAGGAAACTTAATTTCGTAATCTTGGCCATTGTACGTGTAATCCTCGCCCTCTTTGAAGTTTTTGCGGTCGAGCATTGTCAGATACGACGGAATAACCGATCGCTTCGCCGTGCTAATGTTCTTACGAAACACCGTCCAGTATGTCTTCTCAAACGTGTCGCAAATATCGATGCCGACGCTCGCCGCAATGTCTGTCTTGCCAGTACCTACCGCACCAATCAAATAAATAGTATCGACTTCGGGACAGTCGTTAATAATATCGACAACACTCTGCTGCTTTGGCTTCAATTCTAGCGACATGAACTACTCGCCTTTCGTTTTACGCGGCTTGATGGTCGAGACAATCTTTGGCGGCTGTTTCTCGCGAACGTTGACATCCAGGTCAACATGGTCAACTGGCTTGCCAAACGCTCGGTCTAACATGTCCTTGATGGCTTTGTTATCAGGCTTCTGCGTAGCAATGAAATAGTACTCGTCGTCCACGCCATCCAGTTCACCATCGAGAAATGCCGCAATAGTCTCAGGGTCGGTAACTTGCTCTGCCGGTAACCGATTGCCCTTGCGGTCGGTCTTTATAACGAACAGCAACTGCACGCCTGTCGCCAGTCGGAACTGTGCTTCATACAGCTTGTCAGCGTTTCTGGTGATTCGATCTAAAATCCGCTGCTTCTCTTTCATCCGATCTAGCACTTTTTGAGTTTTTTTACCCTTAACCCCACCACTACCCTTTCTAGCACCGCCATGAGTTGACGGCGATGTACGATTACAACCAGCTACGTGGATATCGTAGTTGTCTTGTCGCTTATACTTTCGGCCGCATTTAGGACATGATTTGAAGTCGTCTTTCATGATTATAATTCTAGAGATTGACGCGTAGTTCCTCTGGTATTGACTGCTCAGAGACAGATGAAATATGCACGCCGTAACTGTTTGCGATGAGCTGTGCTTGCATTAAGGTCAGATCTTTCGTGCTCTTCAGTTTTCGCAGCATATTCTGGTATGGTTTCTTGTTTCGGTCTTGCCAAGACTGCAAGAGAATGTAGTGCGACAACGGCTTGCATTTTCGCTCGTCGCCAATAATAATTGCTTGTCTCGAAATATAATAAATGGCGACCTGCCCGATCTCCTGACGGCGTCGCCTTGTCTTGTCTTGTTTGTCGATTTTTAGCCATTTGACCATGTTTGTTATCCCTCCTCTACCTCTGAAATATACAGATTAGGCGCTGGTAATCGCGGCCTCCCAACCGCTCAATCTCACCAGCGCCTAGCTATAAAATGCTTTGACTGTTTTATCAAGCAGTCAAGCGTTCCACTTCAGTCATAAACCTCTCAATCGTCCGATTGCTCTTGTGATTTCGGCGGAATGACGATCAGCTTGTCGAACGGTAGAATGAATGCTCTGCGCCCCAATAGCTGGCTCACCTCAACCACCGCTTCGCTACCTTTCGTTGCAATCACATCGCCACATAGAGCTTCTGCTGGTTCGTCGCCATGCTTAAATGCAACCCTGTCGCCAACTTTAACCCCTGGCGTTTCAGACTGCGCGCATTTATCGTCGTTACTCTGCTCTTTAACACCATCAGCAATTGCCTTTGACGCGGCGCTAGCATTTTTAGCTATCGCTTCAAAAGATCCAGCGGCAGGCTTCAGCTTCCAGCTCTTGATTCTCAAAACGTTTTTCCAAGTAAACGACCATCGACGACAGCTTTTGACATCGTGATGCATCTCCGTTTCAATCTCTTCAAGGTTCGTGAGACTCAAGAAATAACCTCTACGATAATTGACGTCAAAATTACCGTCCGAGTAATAGATAGCAGCGCCACTCAGGTTTGCGTCACTCAGGTTTGCGTCACTCAGGTTTGCGCCACTCAGGTCAGCGTCACTCAGGTCAGCGCCACTCAGGTCAGCGCCACTCAGGTTTGCGTCACTCAGGTTTGCGCCACTCAGGTCAGCGTCACTCAGGTCAGCGCCACTCAGGTCAGCGCCACTCAGGTTTGCGTCACTCAGGTTTGCGTCACTCAGGTTTGCGTCACTCAGGTCAGCGCCACTCAGGTTTGCGTTATCGTCAACAGCTGCTTCAACTGCTTTTTTCATCGTGGCGTTGTCTGATTCGTACTCAAACAATACATCTCCGCTGAACCATGATTTAATTTCAATTTTGACTTTAGACATTTTAGCCTCCTATTTAGTTATTGATTCGATAAACTCAATCGCCGCATCACACCCCTTGCAAACAACGGTCTGAATGCCAGCCTCATTGAGTGTTTTAATCCACTTCTTTTGATTCTCTGATGTTACGCCTCCTTTCTTGCGTTTCATTTCGATAGCAACAAGACGATGATTTTTACCATAAACACCGTCGCCACTAACAACAGGATTGTCTCCATAGTGTATGAACTCCATTGTTGCGTCGCTATATTCTACTGGGACTACCACGAACAGATCAGGTACCCCAGAACTCACACCGAGCTTCTTATTCTTGATTCGCTGCTTATGGCTTTTGGTATAGGTTTCGTTAGGCACTCTGAAACGTGGATAGCCGTTATCGTCCAACCATTTAACAAACGCCTCTTGCTCTTGGTCTTCGTATGGATTATCTATGTTTGCGAGATTAGGCATTACTACTACCCCTATCAACTACCTTGAAACACTCACTCGGCTTCCTCAAAAAGCGCTCGGTGTTCTCGCCATCTTTCATTTCAACCAGCACCTTGGTGACCTTTCGAGTTCTAGGTATTACAAAGAGGCCAAATAAATATGTAGTATGTCGCTCTTCAGTCATTCCGCCGGCGATAACAGTGCCAATCCTATATCTGTCAGGATTGTTCTTCCTTTCGTCCCGATAGTTGAAATAAACTTTGTCACCGATAGCAAGCCCGTCGTAAGACTGCCGGAACACCGACTCCATAGGTTTGATTTTGGTCATTATTTTCTCCTCTTTTTAGATTCATCTAGCCACTCTCGATACTCGATCTCGTCCTCGATTGCTGGCACGATTAAGGCTGTCAGTATTACGATTGCGAAAATTACCGCGATTATTATGGTCATGATTGTTTTTCCTCCGGCTTCTTAATTCGGACAAGGCGACAGTTTGTAATATATGTCCCCATGATGCTTGTCCTATCGCCAGTCTCTAAAGCTCTAAGCGCCGGTAGTCCCACGCCACACATCTCTACAATCTGGCAGACGATGTTAATTTTGTTGCCAGTCTCCGCATCTGGATAGATAACCAAGACATAATCGTGCATCCGCAACTTGTCATCGTCGCCTATTTCCCAATCGTCGTAGGTAAAATGGCTTAAAACCAGGTCGCAGCATGCTGCGTGGTTGTAGTTGTAATCGCTGTGGTCTAGCGGCTCTTTAACGTAGTCGTCCCATAGAGGTTGGCCGCAGTTGTGGCACTCTGGACGGCCAGCGCAATAGCACAGATCGTGTCCATCGTTGCATGACAGCGCGCGAGGGTCGCCTGGTAGTTTTGAGCCGATCATTGTGCCTCCTTTTCTAGCCTCTTCTTGGCCGTATAGTCGACAAAATCCCAATAGTCCACATCTATCGTCACTGCTATTCGCGATATTATCTGTAGGGTTCCGTTCATATTTTTTCTCGTGACTGAATCGAGCTCTACATTAATACTTGCCAAGCACGAATCAATATTATTTTTGACGTATTCTGCAACCTCTTCCTGGCTAGTTAACATATACTTTCTCCTGCTCTTGCCTTGTCGTAAATCATTTTCTTTTGCTGAACTAACCAGCAGCGAAGTCTTTTGGTTGATCGTTTATTGTATTTCATCATTCTCACCTCTGTTATTCTCGTTGATCGTTGGTTGATTTTTAATAGCTGGATAAACTCGACGAATAAGTAGCCTGCGATAAGGCTCTTTGCCATCTATAGTTAGCTTTATACCGTTAAGTTTTGACTGTCCTAGTAATTCAAAAAACATAATCTCACCATCTTTGTTTTCTTGAGTATAAATAGCGTTTTCCGATGGAGTTCCATCTGGCCTTAGAAAAACAAGGTCATCATCTGAAATATCTGATATTCTCATTGACATCTCCTTTCTCTATATCCACAAAATTAACAATTTACTTTACATTCATTTTTCAAATTAAAGTAAAATGGTGTTTTAGTTGACATTTGTTATTCCATCCACGTTTCTCCGTCGTCATATGGATTAACGTAGTTTATGTACTTGTGGCAATTAGGACATCTTGAGGCGACATCGGGGACACCACCAACAGGGTACGGCAATAGTGATGCTCTGTAGGCTTTCCAGTTTTTACTGTCGCCTCGGATAAGTAGTATCTCATCGTCGCAACAATCGCGTTTTACCATCCACCTGTCTCTGTACATGTTGTCTGTGCAAGAAAATACCCAATTGCACCATTCAATTTTAGGTATCATATTTTTTACATATCTAGTTTTATACGTCATCAGATTTTATTGGCGCAACGCCAGCCACAATTTCGTTTCCGTCCCAAGCATAATCTGGCGAGGACTTTATCAAAATCGGCTCGTCATGCTTGCCAACATGAATGACTACGCCGCCCATCATGCCGTCGCTCTGCTTGAATTGTCGCAGTGCCTCGATAAGCAATTTAGGATTAACTACGACCGACTTTACGGGAAACGCCTCTGAACTTTTTTGCTCAACGAACGGGCGTGTCTCTGGAAAGCGCAGCTCGGTTTGCTCCTGGAACGGAATCTCAGCCTTGATCGGAAAACTCTCATCGATTGGCACCATTTCGCCGTACGGATTTGTACGAACAATAATTTTGCCGTCATGAACATACGCTCGGTCAAAGTCAGTCTTCATGACTTTATCAGCGGCAACGAGCACACTCTGCGGAATGTTCATTGAGCAGGCTTTTGCGCCAGGCTCGGCGTCAACTTCGCGGCGGATCAGCTTATAGCCGTCTGTAGCGATGAGCGTGGCTTTATATATGCCTTTCTCCTGCTCGACGACCTCCAGCCTGACATTTTCCAGAACCTTATTCTGCGGCGTTGGCTTCTGCGCCATTTTATATACAGCAATCTGCTGCTTAGTTAGCGAAACGATACTGCTCACTTCTCCCACCAAAATCCTTTCTGCTCAGCCTCAGCCTCAGACGGCTTGTTGCCGTCTTCCAAACTACCAGCTGGCTTATTATTAATCCTTACCGCAATATCTACGTCCCGAACGCCGTGCTCCAGTAGCCATTTCTTGGCTTTCTTGGCTGCCACCTCTGTTTCGTAGGTTTTCGAGTGCGGCTTGTTTTTGGCGTCGCTCCAGCGAACGGTGAATGTGCAATTCATTAGAGACATTACGTAGCCTCCAATTTCTTGCGCTTGCGGCGCTGTTTTTTGCGAAGTGCTTTTTTAGTCATTTGGATCCTCGATCGTGCCGCCAAGCAACTCAAGCCGCTCGGTGAATTCTCGTTCAACATCTTTAGCTCGAGGTGTAAGACCGAATGTTTCAAATCCAATACTAAATTCAAACTCGCCGTGGCCTAGTTCAGGTATACTCTCGTACCGAAGATTGAATCGTTTATTGTCAATGTCAGCGTTGACCAATCTATACGCCTGCTTGCCAATCCAGACCATATGTGGAATTGTAGATCTTACCATTTGTCAATCTCCAAACCTCTCATACATACAATTTTCGTGCATATCTGGATAGTCTTTTCGCTCTGCGTCAGATTTGATGAGTGCTAAATTGCACATACTACATCTGCCGTACGGTGCGGTTTTTTCAAATTCAGCCAGCTCGTCATCCTGCTTAGGTCTACGCTTGCTGATTCGGCCGCAAATCCGAGCTGCCTCCCGATTGAGCGCAAAGCCTGTTTTGTCGCCTCTTGACCTCGATCCGCCCTTTCTGCCAATTTCACGGTAGAAGTTTGGATTTTTTGCGAGAATTGTTGCGGCAGCTTTCCTGCCGCCACTCTTCGTTCCCGTCATGACTCTCCTTTCATTTATTAAAATGGTATTTCGCTCAAATCAATTGGCGCGTCGAGTTCGATATCCTCAGTGGCTTTCGCCGCTTGATTAGTCTTTGCATTTGCCGCTTTAGCATCATCTTCGGCGTATCGCTCAGTAGCTGGCGCAGCGTTATTGCCGCTGCCCTTGGCGTCGCTCAAAAGCTGGAACTGATCGATGATAATTTCAGTGGCTTTACGCTTGATGTCATCTTTCTCCCAGATTCGTGTTTGCAGGCGGCCAGTAATACCAATCTGTTTGCCTTTCGGTGCATATTCCGCCAGTAGTTCGGCCGCTTTATTCCAAGCAACGCAATCGATGAAACTAGCGTCGGCATCTTTGCCGTAGCCATCAACCGCTAGTGCGAATGAGGCTACGGACTTGCCGCTATTTGTCGTTTTGACTTCAATGTCTCGGACGACACGACCGATTAGAGTTACGTTATTGATTGCTGCCATATTTAGAAACTCTTTTCCTCGCGAATCTCCACACCTGGGATTTCACGTAGACCGTTGGCGATGGCTTCGCGGATTAGCTTGTCGCTCGGCTCGCACAAGTAGCGTGGCACTAATTCAGGGTTGGTAACCGTGAACACCGTCTTGGTTTTAATGCCAGATTTGACGGCTGGCTTCTGCGATTTAGCGGCTTTGGCTGCTTCAGCCTCGGCAATCTCCTGCTCGCGTTTACGCTGTGCTGCCAATTTGGCCGCTTCGGCTTCGTCACGTTCAGCGGTCGTCAATTCGTCTTTACGTGTCAGCAACTCGTTGATGGCTTTAGTGAATGCCAGCTTGATTTCAGCGTGATTCTGGTCAGCTTCAGGTAACTCAGCGAATATCTGTTTCAACTCAGCGCCTCGCTCGTCGCAGGCTTTCTGGCTGCGTAGTGATTTGGCGTTGGTAGCGAACTTGGCACAGATAGTGTCAACGCGTGCCGCTTCCTCTTTTGCTAGCCGCTCCTGCTCTTCTTGGTAAGCGAGGATTTTCTGGCTGATATTCTCTAGTGCTTCTTCGGCTGGTGCCAGAACATCTTTTTCGGCGTCGATGAATTGCGACTTGACGCTGTCAAAGTTGCGAGTGATCGCCAATCGTGCATTTTTAACTTCAGTGCGATGTGAGGTGATTGACTTGCGAATTGCAACTGCCTCTTTGGCGGTGGCGTCGTCGGTTATCTCTTTGGCTTTGGCCTGCTCAAGTAATTCTTGAGATTTCACCTTGAACGGTGATATTGTTGCGACTTGTGAGTCGACGTATTCTTGTAGTTGTGACACATTCCTCCTTTACTTCCTGTCTGCTTCAGATTTACCCAAGCGAGCGTCTGTCATTTCGACACGTGAGCTTGGAATGGTTGGCTTAGCGGCTGCTTTGATTTGCTCTCGGCTTGCCAATACTGGTGCTGCCGTGATCCACGCGTACTCAGCGTCGCCCCGAACGCCATCGACAATCTTCGTAAAGTCTGGTTCGATGTAACGTCCTAGCCGACCGGTGCGGTCTTTTGCGACGTATTTGTCGCTGGCTGGATCAACGATAATCAGTCGCTTAGTGTCGCCAGTTTCGGTATCATTGATCGTCGTCATGTAGCCGACAATATCCACCAGATTGACCAGCTCCTCGGATAGCCTTGTGGCGACCATCGGACGTTTAATGACGCGGCCATCATCGTCTTTCTCTTGAACGTGAGCCACGATGACAATATGCTTGCCGCTGTCGCGCATGGTTTTCAGAAAGTTTCGCATGGTCGATTTCAGCCAGCCCCAGCCAGCCATGGTCGGGTTGCCGTCACGCTGGACCAGTTTGCTGTCGGCTCTATTTCGCATGTAGGCGATCAACTTCTCCATCAGCTCGCCAATCGGGTCGATGATTACCGTGTCGTAGTCTTCAGTGAGTGCAATTTGCATGAACTCCTGCATATCGTCCCATTTTTCAATCAGCGCCACGTCGGCCGCGATGCCGCGAAGTCCGAAATATTTACTACCGTTTTCGCAGTCAGCGATAATCGGTCGTGGTGCGGTGGCCGCAAACGTTGTTTTACCAACGCCGCCCTCGCCATACACAACCATCAGAATTGATGGTTTTTCGGTCGGATCTAAACTATTAAAGACTTTCATATTCTCCTTTCTTTTACAGGCTCCAGTCGCCCAGCTCCCTCACCTCCTCGATGAGGAAATTCGGCTCGCTGTCGCCAAACTTAATGATCTCGTCAACACACGTACGCAGCTTGCGTTCGCCGGCTTCAACAAAGTCGATGCCGGCAATCATGAATTGCACGCGGTATGGTGCGACGGTCTCAACCACACAGTAGGCAAACTTGACTAGCGCCGGGTCTAGCTCTAAGCTTGATGCCGTCACCAGCGTGTAAACTGCTGACTGCAAATCGTAGTGCATTGACTGTGCGGTTTTGAAAAACTTGTCGAACTTTGCGGTAGTTTTCAGGTCGGTTATCATGGCCGATTCATTAGTGCGAATCAGTACATCAGCCTTACCTTTCATATCTACGCCATCGGCGGTGCGAGCGTACATTTCGTGCTCAAAGGTTGCACCTTTGGCGAAAATGTATTGCTTCGCCAACGGGTGATTCTCGATATTTTTCAAAATCTGATCAGCGGCTTTGAACATATCCAGAGTGATAATGTGTTTACCAGCAGCTTTCTGCTCATCACGCCACATCTTGGATTCTTTCGAGTAGAAGTTTTCAAATGGGCTGATAGCGAATTGGTCTTCACCGCCGAGCACCAGCATATGGACCAGCTGACCAAGATCGATAGCTTTACTGTCTAGGTCTGGCAAGTCTCCGCGTTTAGCTGCAACTGCATAATCGATGCCGTGGTCGAGAATCAACTTCATTGACGAATATGACCACTCTGGTCGGCTATAGTAAGCGTCTGCCACTTACGCCTCCCCCGCCAAAGCACGATCGAGAAACGTCGGATCGATTAGGTTTTCCAGTTTTTCCAACAAACTATTTTCGTCCATAAAACTTGCCCTCAATCCACTTCATCCCTTTGTCGAAAATCCGCAGCCACTTCGCTGCTTTGACCGACTTGTCGAAGTCATGGTCGTCAAGTTCTCGCAGCCTGTCAATCACCCTATCAAGAGGTTCGCGCTTATGTACCGGCACCAGCTGAACTGGTGACGGCATCACGTTTACGTGTATCTTCATCGCCAAATCTCCTTTCGCGATTTTAATTCTTGTATAGCTTCGTCGAACGCACCGTTCGCAAACAACACGACCGCCAGCACCGCAATTGCTGCGAACTGCACCCACCACAGGCGCAAGTCTGTTGGCTCGCTGATTGCGATTATCGCGGCTGGTAGTCCGACTGCCCAACTGATGATTTTTTTGATCTGTTTGTTTTTCGCTGCCATTTTTCAGCTCCTTTCGTTTAGTGTATGAGAGTGCTCGCAGTCACTCTCATACTGGTTGGATATCTTCGCCTGTACACCCTAACAAAATGAACGTGGTTGCTAATTATTCCTAGCCAACTCTCCGTTTTTGCCAAAACATACCTCTGACGTTTGATGAAGCTACAAAAACTGAACGTACAGGATTTCTAGCCTCATTTTTACGTCAAATAAAAAAGAATCGACGCGAAGTCGATTCATGGTTGATAGATTTGACTAACAGAGGTAGTCGCTGTTTATA